TCGACCACCCGCATGATCTGATTTTGTTTAATCAATATCGCATCAATGTCTGCGGGTTTGTCTTTTGGTGTTTCGCAATACTCGTAATCGGGAAAGTGTTTAGCGAATATCTCCATCGCTCGATGTTCCGCTTTCAGCGATTCGCGACCTCTCGGCGTGTTTATGTCCATCAATGCGCTCCTTCACCAATCGGGGTAGGTCTGCCCACATTTCGCTCGAATCCCTCAGTTCCTTGACTTGTTGACGGGTGTAGTCGAGCCACCCCTTCGTCATCGCTAAATTCGCATAGTGTGAAACATAGGTCTCCAGTAAGACATAACGCTCGGTTGATGATTTCGATGGGGGGTCTGTGTCCATGCTTGACTCGCTCCAGCAATTCGTGTGCTTCAAAATAATTCATCAAAACTCCTCATCGAGCCAATGTTTCACGGGTCGAGTGCTTGGCAGTAAATCCTTGAGGTCGCGCTTAACGGGCTTGCTTCCCTCCCATTGGTGCTGACTGCACATAGGCTTACCCATGTCAACCGACCATCTGCGATTGCAGCCGGGGACGGAACACATCAAGCGTTGAATTTCGTCAATTGGGTCTTTTTTGGTTTCCGGTTTAGCAAAGCTCATTTTTGGTACTTCCCATCAATTATTTTGGCAAAATTTGTTGCATTGACAATCCACACTAAATCGGGTCGCCATGTCCGATCTTTCGTTTCAAACCCGTTTGCCAGCTTTGTATCGTTGGCAATGTAGGCAAAAAACGAATCCCACCATGCCAACCCATCGGCTTGATTGTCATACCCGTTGGGACTGAACACTGACGGTTTGGCAGCTTGCAACCATCTTTGGCGAAGGTTGCTTTGTCGTACACCGTCCCACACTCGCGGTTGAGCAAGTTGGGGTAAATGTTTTTTGTAAAGATTCAAAATCTCTTGATGGGGACAAGTCGGCAATCCTGCCGACAAAGAATCTTTAGATTCTTTATTTATATTGGTTAGTGGTTTATGGTTAGTGGTTAGTTGCTCAGTAGTTGAACACTCGTTCAACACCTGTTCAACATCTGTTGCACTGTTGATCTTCCTTCGTTCAGCAGATGCTTTACCGGCGTTAGATTTTTTCTCAAGAAATGCGCGATATTCTGAAATCTCTTGATCGCATCTTGTGTGATGCCAACCGTTCTCTGCCAACCAAAAAAACGATTCAAGCAGCAATTCAGTTTCTTCAACGGTCGAGCCGATCTGAAATGCCAATACTTTTGTGTCCGGCTTTAATGGCTTTTCAGTGTCGTAATACATCCACAAAAGCCGCAAATAAGCCATTGATTGACCATCTGTAAGTCGTGCAGTGGCCTTGATGAAGTCACCAATATGGTGCTGGTAATAGTGCATTTTTTCACCTTTTTTCCACCTTTGAAAGAGAACTGCGGCAGGGGAAGGTGTAACCCCTTTCGGTCTGCTCATGACTTCAGACCTAGCCGCGTTCCAAATTTCATCTTACATCAATGTCCGAATCCGATGCAACTACTTTTTTTCCTATCCACCATTTGGGTGAGGGTTTGCACCGTTCCTCTAAGAGCATTTCCCTCTGAAAATCCTTTGTGCAGTCCTCACAAATATTGACGGGTTCAGCCACAATTTTGGCGTAACCTACCCATTCACGGTACTGCTGTTCAGAGGGGAAGCAATGTGGATACATGATTCATTGTGCTAGATGTTGTATTTTTGCACATTAGGGAAAGTCCTAATGATAATTGCTAGATTTAGCGATACAGTACATTCATTCCCAAGCACAACGCATAGGGTCTTTTAGGAGTCTCAAGATGATTACAGCAATTGAAACCCAAGCAATTTATGCAAAGTATGACATTGACTTGTCACCAGCAGAAATCATTGAAATTACTGCTGACGCAAATGACTGGGAAATTAAAGACACGCGCAACCTCACCGCGCATGAATGGGTTATGCGTTGGGCAAAATCTGACGCTTTTGAAAATGGCTGGAACCCATCTTTCTCTGAGCGTCTGGAGTACGATTTTTCTCAGAATTAAGAGGAAACACATGAGAAATCTAACCTACTCCACCGAAGTCCACTCAATCGACTACGGTTATCTCATGGTCGAGTTTGACTACTTTGAAGCCGATGATTCTGTCGGTCTCTCCGAAGTCTACGATTGGTTCGCATACACCACCGAAGATTTTGAAGATGAACCCGCCGGAACTGAGGTCACTTATGAACTCACCGCAGCAGATCAAGCATCGATCTACGCGCAGATCAAGAAACACCACATCGCCATGTTGGAGGACTTTCATGCTTAATAGAACCAAATTCCCCCGCACATTCACCGAAGCATTCCCCAACAGTTTGGAGAACGGTGCTTGCATTGAGATTCATGTAGCCCAATTGACCATTGGCGATAAGGTAGTTCGTGTGGTGAGCCTCATAGCCCTTATCGTGATTGCCCTTGACTGTTTTATTTGGAGACCCTAAATGGACGCTAATTACATCATCAACTCTGTCAAACAAACCTCAGAGACTTTGTACCGTGAATTTGACGCCGATCAAACTGAAAGACTGCTTTACCGCATTCAGATGTTGGAAGGCCACATTCGTGTATTGGTCAACCACATCGATAACGCCCGTGACGAAATCAAAACCCTACAAACCGAACTCATTGCAAAGGATTCCAAATGAAAGTTTACAAAGCCATTAACGCTGTTCAAGCAGAATTGTCATCTGTCGGCATCACAAAAGACCGTAGGAATATGCAAGGCAGCGGATATAACTTTAGGGGCATTGACGATGTGTATAACGCCATTGCGCCCCTATTGGCAAAGCACAGCCTTTGTATTCTGCCCCGTGTTCTTACCCGTGAGTGTGTTGAGCGATCAAGCAAGTCGGGTGGCGCATTGTTTTATGTGACTGTTGAGGTTGAGTTTGATTTTGTCTCAGCAGAGGATGGGTCAAAGCACACCGTCAAGACCTTTGGCGAAGCAATGGATAGCGGAGATAAAGCCACCAATAAAGCTATGTCAGCGGCATACAAGTATGCAGCCTTTCAAGCCTTTAGCATCCCCACAGAGGCCGACAATGATGCCGATGCCCATACCCATTCAGTCGCACCAAAGACCGTCCTTATCGCCCCGCTAATCGCTTCCATTGATGCAGCCACCACAGAGGAAGAATTGAAAACTGCTTACTTTGAGGCCATCAAGATAGCCGGACATGATGCAGCCGCAAAGAATGCCATCATCGTAGCCAAAGACTTGAAGAAAGCGAGTCTGTAATGGAACAAGGTACACCGGAATGGTTCGCTGCCCGTTTGGGCAAGGTAACCGCCTCTCGCGTCTCCGATGTGATGGCAAAACTCAAGACGGGGGGTTATGGTGCGTCACGGGACGATTACATGGCCCAATTGATTTGTGAGCGTTTGACGGGTGAAGTAGCTGAGTCGTTCACCAACTCGGCTATGGCATGGGGGACAGAGACCGAGCCAATGGCCCGAGCGCACTACGAGATGGTCAATTCAGTGTTGGTCGATCAAGTGGGGTTTATTGCTCATCCGGACATTAAGATGGCCGGAGCATCACCCGATGGGATTGTGGGCAATGGAATCATTGAGATCAAGTGTCCCAATACTTCCACCCACATTGACACACTGCTAAACAAAAAAGTCCCCGCAAAGTACATCAAGCAGATTCAGTTTCAGCTTAGATGTACGGGTAAAGAATGGTGTGATTTCGTTTCCTTTGACCCGCGATTAAAGGGGTTGGAAATGTTCACCAAACGAGTTGAGCGAGATGAGAAGCTAATCAGCGAAATGGATGCCGAAGTGGTGAAGTTTCTCTCCGACCTTGACGAAAAACTTGAACTTTTAATGAAAGAAAAAAATGGCACTGCTTAAAGAAGTTACCGTAGTTGCGGGTACATACACCAACGCAAAGGGTGAAGAAAAGAAACGATACATCCGTATTGGGTCTGTCATCGACACAAAGAATGGCCCCATGCTGAAACTCGATGTAATGCCGATCTATGCGGGGTGGGACGGTTGGGCATACATGAACGACCCAAAGCCCAAAGAATATAAAGGCTTACCCGCCGACAACGATGAGGACATTGGATTTTGAGTCCGGAGGATGAAGCGTTTGAAGAACTCAGTCGCAAACAAGGCGATTGGGGTCTTCAAGGATCGCGCAAACACCAAATAATCCGATACGCTGAAAACAATGCGCGAAATGAAGTGATTGAAGAAGTCGCCCAACACATTGAGAAATGCACTCTAGCGTTTGGAAAAGACACGATTCAATCGTTTACAGCTTATGTGAGGAACATGAAGAAATGAAAGCAAGACAAGTATTCCACGCACTTATGTCCTCTAAGGGCTACACAGAGGATGATTTAGCCATGAGTGGCGACAAGTACACTAACCCCGCTATGCAGGGCAGGTGGAACTACTTTATAGCCGGATGGGAAATGCGGGGGGTTATGTGATTGAGACCGTTCTAATCATCTTTGGTTTGGGATTCGTAGGAATCGCACTAGCCATGTCTGTCATCTGTTTTATGGTTTGGCTTGCCCTCAATGAATCCTAAGAGTACAAATAACTCCGGTATGAAGTGTCCCGAGTGCAAAGCAATCTCGTTTGTCCAACATACTAAGACTGAGGAGAATATGCTTGTTAGACGAAGGGAGTGCTATAACGGGCATCGCTTCATTTCACATGAAACTATCCTCAGAATGGTCAACCGGTACAAGACTAAAAAGAATTCTTAGCAATAGTAATTTTCCAAATAATTGTGTCATCTGCCAACCATAATATGCTTTGGCTGCAATCCGCAGTTCAAGGAGAAATCATGTACAAGATTGAAATTGATATGGGTTGGTTGGCTGACACTAAACTTACCATTGAAACTCATGACTTTGACATCATTGAAGTCATCAAGGAATTTGTCGAATTCCAAGAGTCAGAAGGTTGGGCTGGTGCTTGGAATCCAATCGTTTTTGACGATAGCGAAATCGATGAAGATGACGCGGAAGATGACGCGGAAGAAGTTAAGTAACTGGAATCACGCGGCCTCGGAATTCAATGGAATCGGGGCCGTGTGTTGTTACCAGTTCGGGAAGCAGTAACTTGCCATTGTGGAAATTTAGCACCGCAAAGCCCGATCTCCAGTTAAGTGGGCCTTTTTCTGTATAGTCCTCAAACTGAGGGCCATAAGGTTCCGCAAGCGTTCCGGTATCAATGCCGTATCTCACGCCGTTGTAATCAGAGAACGGCGTTACCTTTAAGCTATGCAGATGCCCCGTGACAATGTTAGTACCTGCCCACATCGTATTATTATGTGTTGCGTGGATACCACCTTTGAATCTATGTTTAACGACAGTGGTTTCATTCAGCCATACTGACCAACATGGTTCCCAACTTAGGAAATGGTCTTTCAAGCTAAAGCCTTTGACTTGCTCATACTGGGGCGCATTAGCCGCTAGAAAGGTCTCAAACCGCGCATCGTGGTTACCCAATGGCCACATCAATTTGACATTGTGACGGGCCTTTTTAGCCGTTTCTTCAATCTCTCCCATCGCCAAAGTACACGCCTTTAGTTCTTCAATGACTGTAGGTGCTTTACTCCAGCCAATACGGGGGTGTCTAGAGATTCCAGCACCATCAAAAATATCGCCATTGGCAATCACAGCATTGGGTTTGAGTTCTTTGATGGCCCACAAAAGACCTTTGTAAGCAGTAGAGTGAATGCCGGGCCAAAAGTGTGCATCAGAGAAAACAATGACTGTCCCGTTTAGGATACCAAGACTATTGCTATGTGGATAGGTTAATGAAATTTGCAAATGCTCATACTGTTTTTTCTTATCGGCTTGAGGTGCTTCAATCTTTTGTTTAGTTTTATGTTCAATTCGTCTGCGCCTCTTATACAGCGAAGAAATATCAATGTTTAGCATCCTGCTTGCTTTGTCCATTGACTCGCTACTTTGAATAGCTTGAACGATTTGATCGTCAGAAAAATTAGTGATAGCCATTACAGTTTCTTTCGCCAATAAAGGGTGTCTTTGCAACCCCAAGGTTTAGAAGGTTCAAACATTTTGAAACCGCAAGCTATCAAACTATTGGCGGAAGCAGGATTGAATCTTGTGTCAGAAACTAACCATTTCCACCCAATAGCTTTCGCCTGTCTAATTCGGACACGAATAAACTTTTTCTGTAGCCCTTGTCCACGATGAGAAGGAATAACACCAGCACGACAAAGATACCCACAATCAGTCCACCGCACAGAGCGAACAAGACCCGCGAAACCAATATCCACACCATTTTTAGTAGCAATCCACCAAGTCCCAAAATTTGTATCATCGGGCTTGTCATACGGCAAACAGATATTTTGTAGTGCAGAAAGTCTGTCTTGTACTGAATCTTTGCGGGTGTCTGCGCGAATAATCATTAGCGCATTGGATTGTTTTATTGTTAACTTGTTATGACAAAACTGATAAGGCTTGATTGGTGTGGTTAATCCTATCCTCAAGCCCTATCGTCCCACCGTTAATCTTCTTTGTGAGAGCAGTCCAATTCGCCTCCTCTGCGAGACGGTTGCAGTCATGCGTAGACCAAAACCAACCCGCTGTTAAAGCCGCGTATTTGGGTGTGGCGACTAGATCGGGTTCCATCACAAAATCTACTCCTAATGCTTGTCCGGCATGAAAGTAGTTTGCGTGTCCGGTAAGCTGAATACATCCGCGACCGCGAAACCGATACCCGTCACCACTAGCCTCATCACGGTTTCCCATGCGACCGCTGTACACGCTGTTCGCGATCTTTTTAGGATTCCGCGAATACTGATTAGCAAAGTCCAAAGTGGGGAACCGCTTAGGCCACAGCTTCATCAGCGTTTCAGCGCGGTAATTTAGGTTTTCCTCCAATGTCTTGAAGTGTCCGCATTCATGTCCGCATTGCCCGATAAAGGCAGCTTGTTGGCGTTTGGTGGAGATATTGAATCTACCAAAGGTCTCATTGAGGGCATCGACCCATTCAGCCCCAATGTGGAGTTTCTTTAGTTGGTCAGCGGTTAGCATTCATCACCCCCATTACTTTGTTGTAACTGTCAATACACGCATTCAATTGCGCGGTGTTTCTGTCGCCTTGGGCGATGATTTCAGCAATGGCTGCGAGGGTTGCTCTGTCGGAGTCAGAAGTTTCATAAACCGTTCGGTTAGGTTCACTTCTTTCTTTTGCGCTATCTCCGGTGGGAGTGGGGGCATTTGCGGTGGCTTGTACACAACTTGTGGTTTGGAGCCGCAGCCGACCATCACGAATAGCACGATCAAGAGAAGACTGTTTTTGAGTGATGACATTGTTGGCCTCCGATAGTTTGGTTGATTGGTCATTCAATTGTTGGGCAAGTTCGCGTTCTTTCTCTCGCGCTTCATCATTCTTTTTGGCGATCTCGACTTGCATTTCAGCGTCACGATCACCCCATCCAACATGATGCCCATAACCGTATGCGCCAGCTACCGCAATCATCGCCCCAATGATGAAATACGGGTTAACCATTCTTCACCTCATGCCGAGCAGCAGCGATTTCTTCCCGCACTGAGTCAGCTTCTAAATGTTGGGGTGGGGTAGTGGGGGGAGGGGGGGGAACCCAACTTTCATCCAAAGGAGGATTGACCCACACGGGCAGAGCACCGGAAGGAGGTGGGCTAGAAGGCACTGAAACGGGTGTAGAAGGCGATGAAACTGTAGGCGTAGGCGTTGGGCTTACCGTGTTGGTAACGGCCCCCACAGCCCGTTTACCAACGATGCCACCAATGCCACCAACAATAAGAAGAACAATGTCGTTCAGCATCTTTGTGTAGGCTTGATCGATGGGGGCCATGCTCTTGATCGGTTGGACAACAAAAGTCACCGAGTAGAGAAGTGCAAAGACGATACCGAAAAGAATGATGGTAATCATTACCACCACAAAGCCCCAAATGCGGACTTCTAAATCTTCGGGGGTGTATTTACTTTTTGTCATCTTCAACCTTTTCAACCTTTGGGGGTTCAATCTTGTTTGTCAGAATTGGGGCGACAAGATACTCGGGGCAAGTTTGGGTAAATAAACACTTTGGCTTTTGACATTCCGGCAGATCAAACTTGTCGGGGTTCTGACAAACATATCTGTATCTGTCCTCACATCCACCCAAAAGCAGAGCCACTGCAATGGATATGACGATCACACACCACAAGAATTTATTTTGACTCATTTTTCATTCTGTCCAAATCTTTACGGTCTTGCTCTAGCTGTTGGCGAAGTCGCTCCATGCGCTCAATCTGCATTTTGCTTTCTTTCTGTACAGCCAATGTGTCGTAATAAATGCTGCCAATCAAAGGAAGCATCAAGGCGAACACAATCACCATTGCAATGAGAGCGACTAGAAACCCCATCTGACTTTTCTGTCCATAACGAGTAAAGTGAAAAACAAAACGAGATACAGCAGAAATATTAGGCAAGCTACCCCGTAGATCGCTTTGTCTTGAATTGCTGAAATCACTTTGCGCCGTTGCCATTCTGCTTCACGAATCCTTTTTTCTTGTGCCAATCTTGCTTGCTCTTGTTCTTCAATGATCTGCACCCTCATTTGATTTACACGGGTGTACAAGTTCCCTAATTCGGGGGGGCTTTGATACACCATGATCTCTCTAATTTCCTTAGATAGCTTTTCAAACTGAGTTTTTGCCA